AATCTCTTAGCTTCTTTTTTTTCGACCAATTTACCGATTTGTACCAATTGCGCATGATTTTTTAAATCTATACCTATAGTAAATCCACTTTCATATTTGTCATAGGTGGTTTCCAACATTGGCTCCACATACTTACCCTCGTCATATAGTTTAAGCATTCTTATCATTTCATCCTTCTTCAATTTACAATCAATACCTCGTTGGTATATCATTTTTTCAAGGACATCTAGTCTAAGTTTACTATAATCAACATTTTCACCCATTATTACAAATATAGGTTAATTTTATTACAAAAAAAACCCCCACATTTCTGTGAGGGTTCTTATTATGATAATTTTAAGATTATCTTAAAGTATTCATATCGAACGTTTGTAAACCACTTACGTTGATTACAGCGAAGTAACGGTTGTTTACCATTTTCTTTGCGTAACGTGTCATGATACCTTTAATCGGTGTCATGTTAAATGGATTGTACATTGTTGGAGTTAACTGTAACGGCACATATGGAGCGTAGATATAACCTGCGTCTAATAGTGACTTACCTTTGTGACCTACAAGGATCTTACCTGCTGGTAAGTATGGATCACGGTATACTTGATAACGTCCAGCAAGTGTACCTACTTTCTCGATACCCATGTTGTACTGATCTTGCTCTGGACCAGCATTAGATACGTGGAAATATTCTAAATCATCGAATACTGCAGATACTTCTGAAGAAACAACGATCCAGTTTGCACCACCTCTTAATGTAGTCTTATGGATTTGAGCTGACAATTGGTTGATTTTAGTCACCAATGTTTGGTTCCAATCCTTTTGAGTGTAACCCATGAACGGAGTGTTTCCAGTTGCACCATATTTCCACTCATTATAATCCCACTTAGCAGTCCAAGCAGCACCTTTTCTAAGGTCACGTAAAATTTCACGGTCAACCTCAGCAGCGATTTGCTCAGATAATAAAGCTGTTAATTCAGCTTCAGCATCGATGTTATGGAAAGCAGAAACGTCTTGTGCTAATTCTGGAGACCAGCTAGCTCTTAATTTTCTTTCAGTTACAGAAACTGTTACTGAAGCTAAATCAAACGATACTTCACCAATTTGATCTTCAAATTCTAATGTATCATAAACTCTGAAAACTAATGATACTGCACTTGAAGTGAAACCTGAAGGAATAGTAAAGTCAGAGAAACCTGAAGTTGCGCTGTAAGATTGTAAATCTACTTTTACGTAAATTGTACCTTCTTCGTCACAAATATCTTGGTATCTTCCTGAAGGATATGTTGCTGAAGTTGATTTTTGACCATATTCAACAATACCTTTACCATACTTTTGTGTAACAATGTTAAAGTTTCTTGCTGCACCTGCGTAGTTAACTACAGCAGAAGCTAAGAATTCTTCAGTATCCATTACAGAACCATTTGGCCCGATCAATTTACCTTGACCATCTTTTGCAAATCCTGTGAATTTAACAATGATATCAGAAACTGTATCACCAGTTAAATCAGCGTTAGCTACATCTGTAGTTGCTCCGTTAGAGAAAGTTACAACTGAAGAACCTGTTAAAGTTACAGCAGAGAACGCTCCTTTAGAGTAATCATAGATACCAGCATCAGCTGCATCATTTGCTTCGTAAAAACGATCATACAAGCTTCTTGGATCTGTTGTACCAGTTTCATAACCTAAAGTAGATGCGTCGCTATTGCCTGGCATACCATAAGGTGATTTGTGTAAGTTTGATTGTCTTTCTTGAATTTTAGGTACGAAGTAGAACAATTTACCAATTGGTAAGTTCATTGCTTGTACAGAAACGATATCGTTTGCTAATAATTTAGAGAATACACGGCGGATAATTGGGAATACCACTGTCTCGAATGAACCACTAGCATCAGAAACTGCTGCTTCGTTGATTAAATAAGACGCTTGGTTTTCATACAATTGCGCGATGTTATCTTTTTGGTGACCGTCAAGACCTTCTAAAAAGCCTAAGTCATCCCATTTTTTGATGGTATCTTCTTTGATAACACGAAGGTGCTTAAGACCGATGTTACCTACCATACCTGATTCTAATAATGCTCCCATTTTAAAATATTTGGTTTTTGTTTTTTTTATTTATTATTTTATTTTACTCATCAAATCTCTCATTCTCTTAAATTGAGGTGCTTCATAAGCTTTTGACTCAGATAAAACTTCTTGAGAAGAAGATGTTGATGCGGTATTAACAATCTTATTAACTATAGATTCAGTTACTGGTTTTTTAGTATCTAATTCTGATTTAATAGTATTGTAAAGATTTTTAGATTCTTTTATATTTGAAATTGAATCAAATTTCTTCAAAATATTCAATTTCTCTTGTTTTGTTGTTGAATGTTCAGTGAATAATCTAGTTGCATAAGCAAGATTTGCGTTAAATACAGCAACTTCATTTAGTTTATCTTTAAACATAATCAACGCTTTTTTATATTCGCTGTTTTGTTTTTTAAGATTTTCTACTTCTTCGTTAATTGCATTTGTTGATGCTTTAGATTCATTTTTAGCACCAGCTGCAAAAACTTTTTTACTTTTTAAACCAGATCTTTTACCACCATGTACGTTCCACTTAGTACGAGCAGCTTCATCAACCTCTTCTTCAGCTGGCATATCTTCTTCAGACATTTCAGTTTCGTCTTCTGGTTCATCATCTAACTCAATTTCATAGATGGTTTCGTCATCTGCAACATCATCGCTAGCTTCCTCTTCAGTCCAGTCTTCAGACATTTCTTCTTCCTCTTCTTCTGATTCGTCTAACTTAATAATGTACTCATCATCAGCATCTGTAAGTTCAATATTATTACCGTCTTTTTTAACAATAATACCATCTTCATCTGACATTGCTTTAAACACCTTTAGAACCTCCTCATCTGGAGCTCCTGTCATGTCTAATGTATCGTCATCATCTGATGCCATATCATCCATAGATGGTAACTCATCGTCTTCCATTTCAGGTGATTCGTCGTCAGTTGAAAACATATCGTCTTCATCTTCTTCGTCTTCACCATCGATATCTTTTGATGGTTCATCATTTATCGAGGGCATTTCATCTTCATCATCAGCTTCTTCATCATCTGAATCTGGCTGCTCTGACATGTCGTTTTCCTCTACTTTAGGATCCATAGCATTATCTGCTACTTCTTCCTCTTCTTCTGATTCTTTAAGCAATTCGTTTAGTTCTTGCTTCATTACTGAAGAAAGTATACCTTTTGCATTTTGCTTTACTGCTTCTTCAAGTGTATTTACTTGAAGTAGTGCTTGTTCTAAAATCGATTTTTCGCTCATTATTTTTGTTTGATTTACTATATAAATATGTGTATATTTAAAAAAATCTCTTTTTTAATATCAAAATAGATGATTTTTTATTGTTTTAATATTATCGTTTAAGAAAAGTATCAAGATTACCCATTAATTTCTTCATTCTATCATCCATAGTAGACTTTTCTTCAACGGTTTCGTTAAATTTATCTTTATCCGCAATGTCTTGAAAAACGTAAGCACCTGGTGTTGATGGTGATGATACCAAATCAAAACAAACTAATTCAAAATCATCTTGTACAATGTTTTGTCCCTTTATTTGTTTTAATGATCCAACACCTCTTGAAGATATACCTAATGTAACGCCATTTAGAAGTAGCATGGCTGCTTGATCACCTTTACAACTAACAATCCCCATTTTTTTCCAACCTGGAGATGTTAATATTTTTATTTTACCCATTAAAGTTTTACCATCCCACCACGTTTCGGTGATTGTATGGGAAACTCTATCTAAATCAATAAGTGATGATGACGGATGATTGAGCTCATTAAGGGCGGAACCCTTGCTCATTATTTGTTGATACTTTTCATTTTCCCTTTTAAGTAACATCTCAGGATAAATCCTACCGTTCTTATTTGGGGTATCGTATTTTTGTAAAACAGCATACAGAATAAGATCCTGGTCGGTATCCTTATTCTGTATTTCTGTTATTATATTTTTGTTTTTTAATTCTTCTGGAGATATGTGACCTGCGTCATATTCAATCAGTAGTCCTCTTCCAGAGTCGTTAGGTCCTAATATTTTCATTATGATATATTAATATATCATATAAATACAAGGATAATAGAATCAAATCTTAGTTTTATTAAAATTGAATAATGTTTTATCCGCTAAACAACTATCTATTGACTCGTGAGTGAAGGTTTTAAGTAAGTTTTTAACTAAATTAGACTTAACATCAAAAAATTTATCTACGAATAATGTGATTTCTAAATTCATAAATGATCTTTTATTCATCTTTATCCCTTTTGTCCTAATATCTAAATCAACAATACTTTCTTTTTTGAAATTTTCACCTAAATTATACTCTCTAATAAAGTCTTTCATTTTTTTTCTTGCTTTAGAGATTGTTTTGTTAAAGTCTTCATTTTCATTATTGGGTTCTACCCATGCATTCATTTTTACATAAACTGTTTTAAGATTTTTAAAATCTACTGTTCCATAGCCAACTTTTACATCTTTGTGATCGCCTAATGGAATATATTTTCCGATTTTCATTAATTTTTTTCATAATTTTAATTATATTATGGTGATAAGATATAAAATAAGGAATTTTTTTTAATATTCCAAAAGATTAAATGAAAATATTTATAATATATGATTATAATTGATATGAAAAAAGAAAAGAGCATTGAGTCTGCTCTTAAAACTTACAAAAGTAAGGTACAAAAAACTAAACAGATTCAAAATCTAAGAGAAAGACAATCGTTTACAAAACCCTCTGTTAAAAAACGTGCTGAAGTATTAAAAGCCGTTTATGTGGAAAAATTAAAAAATGGTCTGATTTAATCAAGACCATTTTTAAGTTGTGTTAATCTGTAATAATTGTATTTTGATGGAGTCATCGAATTAACCTCATTTCTAACTGATTTAAGTTTTGTTTCCAAATCAGCATCTTTAGATTCTGATAAAATATTTGTAACTTTAGAAAGAATTGTTTCTTTTAGTTCAGATGTTTTAGTTAATAACTCTTCACCGTTTATATCCAAAATATTCTTAAGTGCCTCTTTATCTTCTTTAGATAATGTATTTTCGTATAGATTATTGAAATTATTTACCAATACTGCATGTAACAAATTTTCATTTGCTGTGTAAGTTTTACTCTCAGAGATGTTTTCTACTGATTTTTTAGTTGTTAAATGTTCAATTAGTCTCTTTTTTGCCACAATTTTCTTTTCAAGGTTTGATAACGAATCTTCAGATCCCAATTGATCTAAAGCCTCATATATTTCATTTGTTGTCACCTCAATATCCCCTAACTTCTTATCTAGTGATTCACAGAATGTTTTTAAATTTTTAACTTGTTGTTTTACCATTTCGGTATCAATACCTTCAACATATAATTTAGCTATTTCCTTATCTTCAAAATATTTATTTTCAATTTCCTCGTAGAAAAGATACATCTCCTTGAACTCCTTATTCTCAACAACAGATTTTAAAATGTTTTTCATTTCAGATTTATTGTTAGAACCATATGATTCTGTTAGTTTTTTTAAGAGTTTGCTCTTTATAATCCCAATTCTGTTCATTTTTAATCGTTTATAATGTCGTTCAATTTATTTTCTATTTCATAAATATTCTTCTGTGCCTTTTCAAGATTAAATAAATCATTATTTTCTTGTGATTCCCCTAAAACACTTCTGATTTTACTAAACTTTTTTCTTTCACTTAATGGTTCAGAAGCCTCTCCAGGTGGTTCTGATGATGGACTAGGTGGCATACCTCCGCCCAATGCACCTTCATCACCGTCAGCGTTCGCGTTCGCTTGTGCTTCAATTTCCGCTCTTTCTTCTTCCGGAATACCATACTTACTATCAACCTCATCAAACACACCAGACCTTTTAATGATCTGTGCTGTATTTTGTAATTCAGCTCCCATAGCTCTTTCAAGACGTTGTTGTTGTAAATCTAACAACACTTCATTATCACTCATACCAAGAATATTCTTTTTAGCCCACGTATGTGATACTGGTAATATACCCACTTGAGATTGATCTGAAGTTGCATCTTTATATAATGTAACCTTTTCTTTCCACTGCTCAATTTTTAATAAATCTGCTTGTGAAGAAGGGTTTGTTAAACCTAATGTAAAGTTTTCTAATTCATCCTCTAATCCTAAAAGATATAAGTGAATTAAAGCGATTTTATTTAATTCTTGTATTAAAGATTTTTGAATTCTATTGATTGTTCTTGCAAAACGAATATCCATTAAAGCAAGATTCTTACCGTCACCAACAACCTCTTCAAACCCTAAGAACGCCTTAGGAATACGAAGTGCTGCCAATAATTTCTTTTGAATATATTCAATATCCGCAATCTCACCTAAGTTTTGCGCACCGGCTAATGTTTCAATTGGACTTGGGGCCGCAGGATCACGAACAGGAATAAAATAATCTTGATCAACAGCCATTTGATTGTATCTCATGTCTACTTGACCATTTCTACTATCTACTACCTGATCTCTTTTAAATTTGTTTGCAACACGTTGTACATATGGTTCAATATCCTTATCATCCATATTACCAACAAAAATCTTGAATACACGTCTTTCTGGAGCCCTTGATGTTCTATAAATTAACATGGCATCTTCAGCAAGTAAAAGTTGTTTCCAAATTCTTCTAATCTTATCTAACATAGAAGTACCATATGGTAACTTTCTATCATCACCCAATAATCTAAAATGTGCAAGTTCCCAAGACTGAAATTCCATATCCTTATTTTTCCATTGGAATCTCAATTCGCGAATTGGGGATTTTAGATCACCAGAGTTTGGTGTTCTTGATTGTGCACCTTCAAGTCTTTCAATTTCAATATTAGGTAATTGTTGACAACCAACAATACCTCTTTCTGGATCACTCTTTAAATAAACAAAGTTGTCACCATACTTACACACATTTCTAGCCCACATTTGTAGGTTAGTGTTTATATCTAATCTATTTTCAAATAGATCTATTAAAACGTTCTTTACTCTTTTTGATTCGGAATATACATTTAAAATATATCCCTTTTCAGAAACCGTTGTAGATTCTTCCGCATAAATGTCCAATGCTGCTGACACCTCAGGTGTAAACTCCATAGACTCATAATCATAATATGCTGATAGTCTATTTGGTTCATAATATACTGATTGGTTATATAATGAATTATCTAATTTTGCCCACTTATCAAAAAGATATTGAGACTGTTGTGCTTGTAACCTAGCTTTTTCAAATTCAACGGGATCATCGGTCTTTAATAACTCTTCTCTTGAAAAATTAAAAGACGGAGGACTTTGTTCTCCCTTATTCTGGAAGCCAAATATCTTAGTTAATTTCTGAAAAACTGTCAAATCTTGATTCGCCATACTATATAAATACTATTGTAATTAATCTAATCAATTTTTATTGAATTATCAAGCCTTTTTATTAGTTCCGAATAACCAGGAATATTGATTGTACTGTTCTTTCGCTGGTATACCGTTAGAACTACTCTTTGCGTATGGTGAGCTATCAATTTGCATCATACCAACCTGATCGAAACTAGTTCCATATGAATAATTTTCTGTTTGTGGTGACTGATATGTTCTTTCTGACATAACCCAAGAATCTAGCATAGCCTTATTCTGTTGTTCGTTTCTAACTAATTGTGTAAATGATATTTCTCCAGCATACAAAGCAATAGCTAAACTCATGATTGAATCATCATGTTGTCCTTTCATGTGATCTGGTCTACCATTTATATAAACAAAAGTGTTTAGTTCATTTAAAAGCCTATTAGATCTAACAATAAAATCATGTCTGAGTTGTTCTTCAAATGCTGAAACAATTTGTGTTCTTTTATTATTAAAATTAATTCCAGGTATTTTTTCCATTGCTTTTGCATTATATTCCCAAACATTCTTGGTATTAATACCATCAATGAATAAGTTCTTATAATTCATTTCTTGCAATTTTCTTGATGTTGCAACACCCATACCACCTGTGATATCGATTACAATAAACGCATCATATAATATACCCCATTTATAAGCAACAGACGCTAAATC